AGACTCTGTATCTATATAAACAGCGAGTCCACCTTTCTTTTGTGTGGAAGCAAGGGCGTGAGCACCAATAAGTGATTTACCACTTCCCTCTAATCCATTTATTTCTGTAATTCTACCAGCAGCTAAACCACCATGTGGTTTGTTTGATACTGCCAAATCTAACAACGTTGAACCTGTACCAACCCAATCTGTCACATCAGTTGGTGTATCTTGAACACCATCCAAAAAGTAAGCAACTTGATTTGACTTGAATTGTTTGTTTAGTTCACCCGCAATTATATCTGCTAATTCATCTCTATTAGACATTTATTTCTCCTGAATAAGACGAGTAGGGGCGGAAAAGGAGGAAACCACCCCCACTCTAACCGTATGTACGGCTTTATGAATTAAATAACTTATCGAAGTCATCTTCTACATTAGAAGACGCTTCCGTTGTTACCATTTCTGGTTCTGATTTAGTTTCTGTTTCACCAGCATCACTATTACTATCAGAAGGATTCAGAAAGTTAGAAAGATGACTCTTTAACTCATCAAAAGTTGGTTCTTGATACAACTCTTTGAGTTCAGGTTGTTCTTCTAACAATTTGGTAAGTAAGTTAGAATCATCAGAAAGTGCAGTAACATTTGGTTTGACACGAATAGTAGTCTTACCATATTGGTTACCAGCTTCGGCAGGTGTTTGTCTTTCAACAACGATATCACGACCTGTAGTAGAGTCGGATATATCACCATAATCTGGATCTGCTATTATACCAAGAAGTTCTTGATATACAGTTTTTCCAAATCCCCAAAACTTAACACCCTCAGATTCTTCACCTCGAACAACGACAGGAACAAAAGTTCTCATCTTTGGTTCGATTCTTTTACCTTGAATCCATTCATCTTTGTTGCCAGTTGATTTCAACTTATCAGCAAATTGTTGAACTGGATCAGGACGACCATATGAAAGTGGCGACAATACAGTCTTATTAGGAACTAAACTATAATGAAAAAATAGTTCACTAAAAGGATTGTTCTTGTCGAACTTATAAGGTACTATCCTAATTTGGGATTTTCCAGGTTGAGGTTTCCAAAACGCATTAGTTTGCGTATTCTGTAACTGATTGAGACGGCTTTTTATAGCATCTAAGTCCATGTTTATTCTCCGTAGTTTATGTTATTATTATTATTGTTATTACTATAAATATTACTAAAGTAAAATTTGTAGATAACCAATTTATATAATATACAAAAAAATAATGATAAAGTCAAGAGATTTTTTTAAGAATCTGGTCTACCTTACTTTCTAAAGCATCTAACCTACTCTCTACAGTAGTAGGTTTAGTTCTATGTGCCATCCATTGATTGTAAACCATATCTATCATTTTTTCTTTGTCTATTACATTTGTAGGAAGATGTTTATCATTTTCCTTATACCATAATATAACACTGTTTTTCCAATTATCAAAGTCTTTTCCTGAACTATTTTCGATTTGAAAATGTGGAAGTGGTGTTAATGGTACTTTTGTACTTATTGGTTCTGCTCGTAAAAACTTCTGAATATCTTTTTTATCCTTATAACCCAAAAGAGTTGTTCCTATGTTTGAATTGTACATAAGTGGAACGACATTCTGTAGCTTATTCATACGAACTACGCTATCATATGTTACTTTAAATTTTTCTTCATCAATAGAACAAATCTGAATCTTCTGTTCATCATTTAATGTTTTGTTTATTTCATCTATTGATGGTTTCATTTTCTGACACCAGACACATCCACTTCTGGTGAAAAAATATATTGGTGAAGCCATTATAACTCGATTATTTTTAATATCCTTGTTGGTATTTTCTGTAAACCTTCTTTATTCGATATCAGAATCATGTTCTTATATGTATCCCATTCGACTTGATAGTTAGTATCCAACACTCCGTTGTTTATTAACTTTATCAGTTCGTTTAGGGCATTTATCGTATAAAGTGTATTTGTAATTTTTTTACGATGTAAAGAAATGGTATTCTGTACAGCATTAAAATCTATTTCATCTTGTTGATTAACATTATAGGTACAAATCAGTTCTTTTGGTTTGTCCTCGTTTTGTAGTACATAAATCTTTTCGAACACTACCTTGAAATTCTTCGTAATATCACGAATAGATTGCTCAAGATTATGCTGTGTTGTGAATGTACATAATAGTTGTGTTTTCATTATACCCCTTTTACCTCGCCAGTTGCAGTATCTATTGCTTGTCCATCGTCTGTTAGTTGTGTTGGAGCTGGTTCACCATCACCTGTAAATGATAATTGACATCCACCACCTGTTCTACCAGCAGTTCTTTTAGTTCTAAATGTTATGGAGTAATCATCTGGATTCTGTGTTCCCTTTGATGTTACAAATTTTGGTTCATCATTTTCATCATAAAATTGTTTATTATGTTCTAAGTCGTTTAGTGATTCATTGGTTCTGATATTATTAGCTATCTCAATAGCAGACATAAGAGCTTCTACTTTTACACCACCCTTTTGAACCAAATTTTTAGCATTATTTTTACCAATCAAAGAGGAAGCATGTTCAGTAGTTATTACATCACCTAATCTTTTTTTGTAATCATCTTCCACATCTTCTAATTTTTTACTAAATCGTTTCCAATATGTACCTACATCTGCTGGGTTTGAGTCGGAAACTTCTTTTTTAATTCTATCAATTTCTTCCATATAATCAGCAACAATAATTGATATCTTTGAAGTCTCTTCATCTGTAAATGTATTACCCAAATTTACTTCGTTTAAAGTATCTTTAATAAAGTTTTCTGTTTTAGATACGGTAGAACTTTTATCTTCTCCTTTAATTAAATCATCATTTATTAATAGAGTATATCCGTCTTCTCCAAGATATTGTCCTTGATTGTTTTGTTTACTTTCATTTTGATGTAATTCACAAATAGTTTTTGAATTTGCTGGACATCCATACACCCTTCCAGCCTTACCAAACTTACAACTGATTAAAGATACCTTTTCTAATGTACCACCTTTTATTTTATCACCAGCAGGAAAGTTACCTGCAGATGGTAGATATACTTCTTCACCATTTGCTAATTCTTGTTCATATAGATTGTTTTCAGCAAGTTGTTTCATAATTGAATTTGCTATCTCATCATCAGCCTTATGTAAACCAACCATCAAGTCGTTATAACTATCAGCAATAGCTTGTTTTGCCTCTTCACTCGGTATATCATAATTATTCAAGACATCTTGCATTCTTTTTTGGTGGTCTTCTAAAGAACTTAATATTCCTTCATCTATAGTACCATTTTTTATTTGTTTCTTAGCGTAATCAATAGTGTTTTCTAATGCGGGATTGTTTATACTTTGTGCTAAATAATCTTTTGAATGTTCACTACTTGGCATTTTAACTTTTCCATTATCATCCTTAACACCAAATAGACCATGTAAGTTAGGTCTTATCTTTTGTAAAACTTTATGACTACTGAAGTAATTAGCAACACCATCATCTTGTGATGGTTTCACTATATTCTCATCACCTAAGTCTGGTTTAGCAGCAGAACTAAATCCTACTTTAATACCAGAAGCGTTAAATTCTTGTATAGGACCTAATAAAGATTCTACTTGTTGAACAAGGTTTTCTGTCCCTTTAGTTCCATTACCTAATACTTTTCTATCTCCACCCAACTTATTTAAATATGCTTTTCTTTGACCAGATTTTGGCATAGCATTAGCAGAAAAACCAGCATTATCAACTAACCACTGTGCCGCTTCTTTTTTATCATCTTCTGAAGCATCGTCATCATATATAGTTTTTACTTTATCTAAAGTATCACCTAAAACTTTCTTTTTAGTATCATTTAAATCTTGACCAATTTTTTTAACATTTTTTTCAAAAGTATTAATTGTTTTTTGATTCTCATCACTTATGTTTTGAGATTGATTCTCGGTATCACTATCATCTTTTTTGTCGAATGGGTTCTTGTCAATTTTCATTGGTGGTTTCTTTTCAATCTCATCATCTTCACCACCTTTTTCTTTATCTTCTAAGTCAGCAGCCGCAACAGCAAGTTTTTTGTTTTGGTCTGAATCACCTTTTTTGATATCACTAGCGTATTGTTTGATTGTGTCCAAAGATGTTTCTCTATCCTTACCATCTTTATCTTTCCATTGTATCTTTTCATCGTCTTGTTCCAATGTCAAGATAACATTGTCTACAACCTGTCTATCCATACCTTTTGCTAAACAAATCTCCTTCAACAGAACGAGGTGATAGGCATTACTAGGATTTGGTACACCATTGGGGACAATTCGTCTCCACTCTATAAAAAGTTTTCCTAAATTAAAACTCATAATCTGTTAATGTTCCGTAGGTGTAACCGATTTTGCCATGTATAATAAAATCGTCTTCTTGTAAGATTTTTTGGATATCATGTATTGTTTCCTTACCATCTTCCTTAGAATAGTCGAATAAAAAACTATCGTAATTGTAATGAACTATATTTGTTTTCTTCTCTAATAAATATGTGTGTAATTTATTTAAGATGGTAACATTTCGTTCTGTTTCATACGCCTGTATGTAGTAATTAAATAACTTTTGAGCATTTAGGTCACCTAAATTATCTCTTTTCATTGGTCGTTTATAAATATGTGTTAAGATCTGATTCCGAGTCATATATTCGTCATAAAATACCTTTACCAAGTCCTCTACACCTCTAAAAAACTCACTCATCTCAGAAATGTCCTTTCTGACACCACCATATAGGTTTTGAAATGTGATATTTTTAGCTTCTGACTCCGTTACGCCTAAATCCTCTGCTAACTTACCATAAACTGACGAGTTACCAAAGTCATAATCGGTTAATTTAGCAATCAACCTTGGGTGATAAGACTCAAAGTCAAATTCTACGAATACATCGTTAAGTGGAGAGAATGCTTTCCTCTGTTCTTGTGTAAGAGCAGCAAAGTTAAGATTATGAATAGAGTTAGATGGTCTTGATGTAGTTGTAAAGAAGTTATAGTTCTGATATATCTTCTTTTGATGGATATACTTTAACATATGGTCACCGAATATCTTTGTGAAGTCTGAATTGACTCCGATACCATTTAACTCTAGCTCACCAAAGGCTTTTACAAAATCTTTATGAAACTTCTCAAAATGTTCTCCGTATGATTGTTCATATTTTGGTACTTCTTCACATAGCTGTTCTATCATCTTATCCAACGGATAATAATATGTGAAATCATCTTGGTCGTAAAAATTATCCCATTGTATGTGGTTGAGTGGTTTGTTTAACAACCAATAGTTTAGAATGTCAGCACAATATGTTGGGCGACCACTAAAAGAATAAGCATAAGACGACTTCCAATCATCAATCAACATTCCCTCGTCTGCTGGATAATCTATATCTTTAGTTATCTTCTCATAGTGATTAGCGTAAACTAACTTGTTTTCTATCACATCATACATCAGGACTATACTATTTAGGGGATGAGACTTAGACCAGTTAGGTTTAGTAATAACCAATTTAATCATATCTTAAGTTACACAGGATATGTAACAAAGTCAAGTATTATTTTCCTTCTTCTTTCTCTTTTTGAAGTTCTTCTATTTCACTTGATTTTAATGTTCTCGGTATTTGTCTATAATAATCGATTAGTTTATCTCTAAAAGCACTAATATCACCCTTAACAAACCACTTTGGAACTGTTATTCTTCGTATATTCATTGGCAAGTTAAGACCTGGTGGTGATTTTATTTCTACTGCATAAAATTCTGTAGGTTCTGGTGAACCTAATGCTGTTGTTTTAATTCTCATTCTTCGTATTATAGGTGCTCTTTTAAAGTTTACATCATATTTTTTACCATTTTTTAATACAGCACCATCAGTAACAGCACCGACTTCAACATTTTCTCCCAGTCTCTTTTTGAAATCTTTATACCAATCTTTTTTAGTCTGGTCTTTCATATACTTAACTGCCACCTCTCGGTCATCATCTACTGAAAAGAGATTAAGACTCCATCCGACAGCACTAAGTGGCATCACGAAATTTTGTGATATACTTGACGCATTAGGATCATCATCACCAAAACCGTTCCACCAGTCTATGTCAAAAATAATTGATGTACCCTCAATCTTTCCAACTTCCATACTTTTAGCTAAATCTCCTACCCCATCTAATAAACCTTGACCATCTTTATTACTTAGTAAATATTTTACTTTTCTACCAGTTTTATTAGCTAACTCCTTGTTAAAGTAAGGATCAAATTCTTTAGCATACTCAAACAACAATCTTGTAAGAGCATATGCACCTCTTATATCATCTGGATATTTTATGTCACTTATAAATTGTTCTTTAGTTAAAACATTACTTAAATGACCATCTTTAATTCCAGTATCTATCCCATCCTCACTAACATCTTGAACAAATAATGTAATTTTCTCAAATTGTGAAGCTATATCCTTATCAGTATCGGTAGAAATTGGGATTTTATCCACAAGTGAATTTAAAACAGAAGCATTTACGAAACTTCTAGCAAGATCTTGAATTACACTTATAGGAAAACGGGTTTTTGGTACTTCCTTTTCAGGTATATCTGATGGTTCTGATGATTTAGTTGGAATGTCCTTACTCAAAGGATTTACTCTATATTGAGTTGTATATGTAGTTTCCCATTTAGAATCTATCTTATCTTCTACACCCATTATCTGAAAATAAACATGTTTTTCGTATGATTTAGGTAAAAAATCAATGGTAAAAATATCACCTATATTTAGAAATGTATTTCCGTATACGGTTATGGTCAAATTTACTGGCAATATTGGAGATATAGATTCCTCTTTAGCTGATAATACATGTATTCTTTTTGCTTCTTTACCCCAAAAATCCCTATCAGAAGCGGCCTCTAAAGTGTATTCATTTCTTTTTTGCTTTACAGATTCTTCACCTTTAACTTCTGGTCTTCCCGCATTTTGATATGCTTGTTTTACTGCAGCTGTATATAAATTCCAATCTCTTGAATTAAGTTGGTCGTCACTTTCAAAAAAATCATTTGGAACTTGAATGTCAATATCAGTAGTATTTGTTTCATCATCCGATTGTCCTAAATCAGAAACAGGTAAACTTCGTATTCTAGCATCCTTATTCTCTGTTGTCTTATCCTTTAAAACATTTAAAAAGTTTAAGTTGTCTAAGCTGTCTACATCAAAAAAACCAGTATGTGTATTGTTACCAATAGCTAACATGTTCTGTAATGCACCCTTTGGTGTACTAAAACTATAATCCATGTTTGAAACTATACCATCTCCTGACGTTACGTTAAACTTTAACAGATTTGATGGGAAAGATTTATCATCTTCCGTTTCCAAAACCGGTAATAAATTATTATCCTGTATTCCTATTTCAGAAAAACTTCCATTAGGTGATACCATTTTTAAATCAAATACTCCATATGAATCTATATTTATCTTGGTTAAAATAAAATTTATGGCGTCATTTACGGTTTGTTTTTTCTGAAATGCTTCTTTTATAATCGGAACACTTATGAATAATTCTTTAAGAGGCATTATAGGAGTTTTGAACTGATTAGTAGAGGTTTTATCAACATCAACGCTATCCCATTTACTTGGAAGTAAAAATACCGGCAACTCCTCATTACCATTCATAATAGTTGTTTGTCTACTATATAATTCATCAGAATATCGTACATAATAGTCATCTATTTTAAAATTAATTTCATACTTCACATCATTATCTTTGTTTTTAGCTATAAAGCTATTCAAAAACAAACCAACTAAATTACCAAAACTAATGTATAATGTTTCCGAACCATTGACAGTGTTAGATTCAAAGTAAACACCTCTTTTTTGAGATTTTTCTGAAATAATACCAAGAGTGTTACGATTTTGTAATCTAGTAAAAAACTTTGTATAAGCCTCTCTTCTACCACTAGACGTTAGGGCATTATATTCTGTTGGTTGAGAAAGTGAAATAGAATCTCCACCTTTAAGTGCATTCAATAAAATTTCTTCAAATTTATTAACAAATATAAATTTTAAATTATTATCAGCTGATATTTCATTATCTAAAATAGTTGCATTTTGAGATACCAATTCCACACTACATTCAAATGAACCATTTGCATTAACTTTAGAGTTGTAAGATGTTACCACACCCACATTAGTATTTACCAAACCTTTATTCTTATAAATCCACCCGATTTGTTCGTTAGAACCTGATTTTGGAAAGTCATATATAAATTTTTTAAATTCTTTTAATTCGGTATCTGCATTTGATAAAACACTTTCTATATCGTAAATAGGTAGATTACTATCAGACCAACCATAGTCAACCACAACAGTTGAGCCTGGTCTTAAAAAGAAAGGTAAATAAATCTCATCAAAATCTTGTTTATTATGAACAACAAATTCTACATTTGTTCTTTTTACAGCACCAAGAGAACCTTCAGTTTTAGATGTTATGGAAGTAATCCCAGCGCTTGGTTTTAAATAAGGGTTTTCTATATTTTCTACAAAATACTTTTTAGCAGCTATAGGTTCATTTGGTTCATAGCTATTATATTTATTATCGTTTATGGAATGATAAAATATATCTTCTTTAGCATCACTACCAGTTGCTTGTAAAGCAACCCACATTCTAGCAAATGTAGTTTTTTCACCTAAGTATTTTGTATATGCTGGTTTAGTCTGTTCATCTATAGACTCACCTGGTATAAATTGATACTGACCTTTTTGTAGAGCATTAAATATCTCTATGGTTTCTTTGTCTACATTAGCACCAAAAACCCTATCACTAAATTTACTCATTTTATTTTATAACTGCTTGTTCTGTTGAAACCGGTATTCTTAATTGAGTTCCAGCCTCAATGTTATTTGATTTTATATTGTTTATAGAAGCAATAAACCACCATAAACTAACATCATTATAATACTCTTGAGCTAGATGGTCACACCTATCCCCTTCTGTAGCAATAAGAAGAATATCAGAATTACTTTCTTCAAACTTTGGTAGATAACCAGTACCAATAGATTGAACACCCTTGTTTTTATATAATTTTACGTTATCGTATCTACTCATCGTTCAATCCTTAATTTCTTAAATCTTTGTTTTCGTTAGGTAGTGGTCTGTAAAAGGTACTCTTGAGACTCGGTGGTCTTTTACTTACTATCTGATATGAAATAGCTATATTAAAAACTCTTGGTAAAAGTTCTAAAGCATTCCAATCACCACTTTCATTTACAGTGTAAGAAAGGGATTTTATATATCCAAACTGACCTCTCTCTTTTGTTCCAATATGTGCCATAAACATTTCTGTAAATGGTGGTTTCATTCTCGATGTCCCACTACCTTCATTAGCTAAATATTCTGGATAAACCAAAGAAGTTAATCTATTAAGTTTGGTGTACATGTATCTTTCTTCTGCACCATTTTGTGGGTAAACAGCTAAGTTAAAACTTATATCCCTTTCAGCTCTTTCATAATTATAAACAGGCTCACTTCTTCCGATATAGTTTGTGGGTGTCCAAGACGGACTTAAGTTTTCTGTTATACCATTTATGTATCCTCTAAAATAAATAAAACCATCATCTCTTAAATCTCTAAATCTGACATAAAAATCACCGTCTCGTATTTGAAACTGTTCATCTTCTAAAGGAGCTCCTTCATCACCATAAAATTCAAGATCTTCAACACCACTATTAGCAATCCTATCATCGTAACCATGAACACGAGGATTACCCGCAAGAAATTTAGCAAACGAGTCACTATGATTTCCTGGACCTGATAAATCCATGAAAGGAGTTATTTTGTTTACTTTTGCCGATTCAATTCTGTCTGCCTGTTCTTCTCCGAATTTTCTTAACTTATTTTGTTGTCTTCTAAAGTAGGCGGATAATTTAGGAAACGGTCCTTGACCTTCTTCACTTACCTTTTTCACCTTGTTTAAGTAACTTAAGTTATAAGGTTTATCACCTAAATCACCAAATGGTGCACCAGCTCTTACTCTAGCAGAATAATTTATGTCGAATCTTCTTCCAAATTCACCGAGAAGATCATTTGGAGTTGCCCCAATAGAACCCAATGCTTGATTAAGGTTAATTGATTGTCCACCAATATTAATTAACTCTCTATCTTTGATATCAAATGTAGCACTATTTTTTAATAAGTTAACTAAAAGAGCATTGTGACCTGGTGTAAAAGATTTTCGAATAGTACCCTCGATAAATCCTGAAACAGAACCACCAAGCGCTTCTCCAATAGCAGCACCAGCTCTTCTTAATGTTAGTCTTTTTAAATCAACCTTTGGTACATTTTTTGATAAATAATCTGTTATATTTTCTCTAACTACCAATGCCTTACCAGCATCACTTCTGTAAAATTGTAACATTCTCTTTGTGCTGTCTGGAATAGGATCTCCATACTCAGAATTAATTTCTGCTATCTGATAAGGTTCGTTTCCTCTACCACTACCTCTATAAAAAATCTCGTCTGAAGAATATCCTTTTATATCTAATCCATTAAGATTACCCATACCAGCTCTAATAGTAGGTATTAAAATAGCATTTCCATTCTCGTCAACTCTTCCTGTATTAATAGGTTGTCTATCAGGATTATTCTTATGAGTCTTAAGATATAAACTTTCTAATACATAATCACCAGAGCCCAACTGACCAGTAGTTCCAGCCTCATCGAAACCTAACTGATTTAAATCTACTTTTCTTACTTTTATTACATCTTGATTATATGTATTTAATCCACTAAAATTACCTGTCGCAAGTGGACCAGTAAGTTGTGTACCACCATCATAAAAGTTTGTATACTCCATTGATATCGAATAATCGGTTGTCTGTGGATTACCATCTGATATCTTTTCAGCAAGTCTACTGAAAGGTTTTACAGGAGCTTCAGTTGGTGGTGATAGTGGTGGAGTCTGCTGTGGTCTTTTTCTTCTACCACCAGTATTACCTCTGTCGAGATTATCATCTATCTCTTTACCAAAACCACTATTATACTTATCACCTAATCCTTCAAAAGCCATAATCTATCCTATCCTAATGCGGGTTCGATGACTGCGATTAAGGAGTCTCTCGTTCCTGTTATTGTTCCAGTAACCTCTACTTTTTGTGTCATACCACCAACCGAACCAGCAGGTTTAGGACCGTAATCGTTTGTTGGTATTGGATTGGTTGTAGCCATAACAGAATCCATTGGGTTTAATCTAAATACACCAGCAGGTCCTGCCATTACTGATATCCCACCTCTTCCACCACGAAAGTCGTTTGTTGGTGTTCCAAAACCAAAATCTTTGGGTGTTACTGCTTTAAAGTCTTCACCACTAAATATGGTGCCAAGATACCTACCAGCGTTAATAAGACCAAGTAAAATATTCCCAAAACTGCTAGCAAACTGTCTTATTCTAGCTAACCCCTCTTCACCAGTTAAACTTTCTCTAAATTGTTCTATAAAGTTGTTAAGAGGCTTACCAAAATTATCAAGTAAAGTAGCTCCTATTGCCTTTATACTATTGATGATACTTGTAAGTGTACTCAAAGAATCTTGTCCAACTAAATCCTCAAACTTTTTACCAGTTAAAGCAGTAGAAAGAGTTAATTTATCTTGACCTCTTACTAACTTATTAAGCTCTACAACCGAAACTCCTATTGACTTAGCAATAGATTGTCTCTGTAACACATTTAACTTATTTAATTCTTCTTCTGAACCTAACTGATTTACAACCTCTTTTGTAGCACCAGCAAGGTCACCCTCTAAAGAAAGTTGTCTAGCTTTCTGAAAGTTTAATCTTCTTCCTATTAATACGGAAGCTTCCACCTCTGCATTAATAGAGGATTCAAAATCTAATAACCCTTCAGATATTTTAGCAGTAGTTTGTAAAGATACTCCAAATAATCTAGCTTGAACAGCTGCTTCAGCAATGTTGAATCCACTAGCATCTGTAAATTTAGCAATCTCTTCTGCTGAACCAGCTAAGTCTCGTAAGACAGCGTTTGGAGCAACTCCCCTTTGAGCGGCTAGTTGAGCAGTTCCTTCTACCAATCTTTCTGTTTGTTTTGCAGTCAAGTCTCCAATCTGCATAAAAGTACCAAACAACTTGGTAGCTTCGTCATTAGAAAGACCAGTAGCAACTGCCGTGTCTAAAACTTTATTTGATAAGTCACCAGCTTCAGCTAATGTTAATCCAAACTCAGACGAAAGTTCAGCAGTCACAGAAAGAACATCACCAAGACCTTTTCCAATCATTATTGCTTCATTACCAGCGTCTATCAATCCGTCTCTAAATTCTGTATTCTTACTTGTCAAAAATCCAAATGATTTTCCTACATCATCTATTTTTGCAGCAAAATTACTTATAACCTTAAACAGAACAATCGCTACAGTACCAGCTAATCCAAGAGCTTTTGTGTATCCTTTCATCTTTGATTCTGATTTTTCTTCCTGTTCAACCTGTTTTTTCTTTAGTTGTACTAAATTATTAGCATTAAATTTTGCTTTTAAATCACCAGCTAATCCCAAAGCATTAATTCTATCTTGTTCTTCCCCCTCTTCTGTAAGTCCATCTACAATATCTCGATTAAGATTCAATAAACCAAGTCTTTGTTTTGAGGTTAAATCAGTATTTTCAATTAAGGTTTTTGATTGTTTTGCAGCTGTATCTGCTAAGTTTGATTGAGCTGTTTTTGACTTTTTGGTAAAATCTAAACTAAGTCCTTGTGCTATATTTCCTTTAAGTATATTAGTTACCCTTGAGGCAATGTCAACATTTAAAGCGGCTTCTGCTTGTTTTTGTTCTTTGGTAAATCTAGCAGCAGCTTTTTGAGCATCTGTACCTCGTTTAAATTCAGCATTCAACTCTTTTTTAGCTGCAACTTGTCTTTTTAATAATTCAGCTGCTTCTTTTTCAAGGTCGATGTAAACTTTAGTCCTACGAGTTCTCTTCTTTAACTCAGCATTTATCTCATTGAGTCTTTTTTGATCTTGTTCGTTAAAATCTGCCATAATATAATAAGGTTTTGTTATACATTAATAAATATAACAAAAAGAGTTATTTGGGGGAAAATCTACGAGGTATTGTGGGTGTTGGTTTTTGATGTGCGTTATCAATCTGTTCTTTTTCTCTTTTCTTTAAGTCCATAAACTCACGAAGATAAAAGTTCTTTAGATGGACAGGCATATGGTATACATCGTTAAATGTAAAACCAGGAGTTCCATAAATAAAGTAAAATATGGATTGATGTATGTCTAACTTATTAGACGGACTGAGGCCAAAAAAACCCGACTGTCAACGGAATTGACACGCTAACAGGTTCACCTCCTATTTCAATTTCCGATGTCAAATCAATATCGGGAGAAATATCATTAATATATTTTCTCAATGCCATAGAATCACGAGCTAACATGTTCTGTGAAAAGGCGGTTATAGTTTCTGGTGTTTTATCCCCATCCACTTCAGTAATAGTATAACGGAATCTTGTAGATATCTCAGCATTATACCCAAACTTTTTTGTTTGTGCTAAATCTTTTTCAATTTGTTTTTCTTCAATACCTGTAAGAAGTTTAAACTTTATTTTATTTTTACCAATAGATGTTTGGTAATCGAAAGAATTTTCTGAATAATCTATATCCTCTAAAATAGTTTTAAACGGACATTGTGTTAAATCAAACGTATGTTCTACCTTTTGTTCAGGATTATTAGGGTTGGTGACCTCACAAGTATATTCAGGACCATAAGCAAGAATACGAGCTGCAACCAATACAGCATTCTTATCACCTAAAACGAGATGTTCTTGTTTGACACCCTTTGTAACAATTAAACTATCCAATAGTTTATCAATAACCACACCCTTTTTGATAAGGTTTTCAGACATAAGAATGTCTTCTTCTTTCGTGGTCATATATTTGATTTCAATTTTACCATCAGCAAGTGGGGATTCTTTTGAATAAACTTTTCCACCAGACGGTATATCAATAACTTCCGTAGGGAACTTATGTTCTGACATTATAACTCCTTGTTGTATTTATTACAACGGTTTTTTAAAATTCAAGTATAGCGTAATCGTATCTTAATGTTA